TATTACAAAAGCACCTTTCGGGGTGCTTTTTTATTGTATAATACAAATGGTCACGCAACGATGGAAACGAGACCAGTGAACCAGTTGAGAAACTGTCCACTTTTCTCCCCATTGTTGCTGATCTCGCTTATAATAAGCACATGTCCAACAAACTTTCCAAAATGATCACACTTGAAATCACGATTGAAGAAGCAAAGGCATACGCCGAAGCGTTAGATCGTGCATTGGACAATCCATTCATCCAAGATGATGATGAGTGCTCACCTCTATTCACCTTAAGTGGTAAATTAGATGGTGCTATTGATGCAGTGTTAGACCCTGTGGTCTAACAATTGCAACCGTAAACCTTTATTATTTTTCATTATCATCATGCGTAAGATTGAAAGAGCAATGCAGAGAGCAATCTGTGACCTAAACAACGGTGAGACTTGGAGACAATCCAACACCGAAGTTGCAAAGAACTCTGAAGGTGACACATCCGTGTACCTACATGGCAATCGGATCGCATTTATTAACAGTTTTGGTGATATCACATTATCATCATGCGGTTGGGACACTGTAACAACCAAGTCAAGATTGAACGCAATTCTTGATACTTTCCTACACGGATTTCACGTGTGGCAAAGAGATTTTACATGGTACATCGGCAACACGGGCAACTGTGGAGCATACAAAAATGCAGACGTGTTCTTTGATGGTTATAAGATAAGTCGCTAATTTGCAAAAATCAATAAACTCAAGATCTCATTAATTTGAGATTTTGAGTTTTTTATTATTCTTACTTTTATCATTAAATGAATAAATCATTAATTCCAACTTATACAAATGAGTCTAAGTTACCTTGGGCATTTTATATTATAACTCGTAAATTGTTACGAGAACGTAACAAATAACCATCTAATCGTATAACTATTATTACCATAGGACTTCAATTATGGACAACAAAGTATCATTTTTTGATCAAGAATTACAAGATCAATGTAAAGAATTAGTTGAAGTCTATGGTGAGACCGTTGGGTCTCAGTTGTGGATTGACGATGACTACTACGATGGTGAATATTGTAATCCACCGTCCTACCGCTGATCAACAGCACTAGTGCCAGTTTATAAAGTGTCCACGGTCAGCTTGATTGTGGGCATTTTTAATGTATTATATAAATGTGGGATGAGGGTTCAATCATTTTGAACATGGCATACATGGCATCCCTGATGAGAAGGATCTTAAATGACCGTGTATTGAACATGGTGATCGTACTCAAGACATCTGCTATGTACACTTCTTATATGATTACTCATCCCACATCTTTTCCACAGGTTTTTCCACAATGAAAGCACCCAATCTCACAACCGAACAATGGGACAGTATCATTGAACAGTATACCGAAATCATTGTTGATGGTATGGACTGGAAAGATATGCACCGATTCGTTTATGACACCATCCACCGTGACCTTAGCGAATTGCAATCAAGACAAGATTTGTGTGATGATATTCAATATACATTTGATCAAGAGTTATTGGAGGAGTTAGTGGACAATGTAACAACTGACACACAGCCAGTTGATACTAGCACTTACACCTACGGTCTCAGTGAGGGTGAAACTCTTTCATTTCCAGTTCATAAAAAATCCAGCTGACCCGTTATGCCAATTCACAGAGTGTCCACCATTTTGCCAATGGTGGGCATTTTCGTGTATTATAGAGGTATGAATAAATCAAACCTTCAAGAGTTTTTTCCCTCACTCCTTCAAAAGGGTTACAGCGTCCGTGAGATCAACGAGTCTTGCCAACGTCACAAAGATCGGGTTGCCCCTGATTGGTTCAACGGCACATACGCCGAGTACATGGACGAAATGCACGAATTCTTGAACGGACTATGAGCACACTCCATCATGAAGCAATCCTTGAAACAATTTACGAGGATTTGGTTGAAGAGTTCAGAACAGAATTATTGAACTGGACTCAAGATGAAATAGACACCGAGGTCTACAAACGATTTGAGGAGAGATGCCAATAGGCATCTCTTTTTTTATGCGAGGCAGCTGGATTTTTTTGAAGACAGTTCACAAAGTGGACTTTTTTGTTTCATAGTGTAACGATTGAACAATTTGTCAACCCCTTTGATTGTATAATGAATGAGTCAACACGTTTTTCACGTATGCCAACTGCAACCGCCCCAACTGCTAAGAAAGTTTCAACACGCAAACCAAGAGCACGTAAGGCAGCAGCAAAGAAACCACAAGTTTCTAAGGTCACGGTCACAACCTTTAAGAGTGGCAAGCGAGTTTCTAAGGTAACAACCCTTAAGAGACCATCAACAAGAAATCTCATTTCAGTTGATCGCTACGTTAAGGACATTCAGACAAGATGGGCAATCCACCAGTTTGAAATCCAGGAACTAGGTAAGGACTTGAGAAAAGGTTTTAACTTCGTTCAACCCTATCACGCACAACTCGTTAAACTCATCCAGAGCTAGACCAGTTGACAAACTGACCACTAACGCCCCCAAAGGGCGTTTTTTCATGGCATACTATAAGAGTACTTCACCAAAGCACACATGCGTAAGATTGAAAGAGAAATGCAGTCAGCAATCTGCAACCTTAGCAACGGCGACACTTGGAGAAAATCCAATACCGAAGTTGCAAAGAACTCTGAAGGTGATACTAGTGTATACCTACACGGCAATCGCATCGCATTCATTTCACAATTTGGTGATATCACATTATCATCATGTGGATGGGACACAGTAACAACAAAGTCACGCCTAAACGCAGTGCTGGACACGTTCTTACACGGTTTCCATGTATGGCAAAGGAACTTCACTTGGTACATTGGCAACACTGGTAACAGTTCACCAACAGCACCCGATGCAGATGTTTTCTTTGACGGATACACAATAAGTCGCTAATCGTCCAATAAATCTTATTACCTACCTCATGAGAATGGGGTAGGTTTTTTATACCCATATGAAAACAATTCCAACGAGTTGTAACAATGAGCTCCAGATTTGGGGTGCTTATGTTATAATTAAACATGTATTCTTTAAGAGGTTTGTAACATGGACTGGGAAGAGTATTTAAAAGAGGAGTTAAAGTATTACGATGAGCACCCCGAAGAAAATGACCCTATAGAGTGTCATTCTAATTCTTCTATGTGCCTTGATATTGATTATTCAACCAGTTCGTAAACTGTCCTCATCTCTGTTGTAATCCGTTACAATTGGATGATTTCATCTGATGTCATGGTATTATTAAAGAGTAAAGCAACCAAAGGATTTTATGCTTAACAATCTTGACTTCGTTCTATCTGACCTTGAGGCATACCTTCAGTTCATGAGAGACGAATCAGGCAACGCCCCAGACCTTGCGTTAGCATGTGATTTTCTGGAGATGCAAGAAATTCCTTGTGATCCTTGCACTGTGAGTATGGCATCTGAAATTGTTCAATCAATTATCGGAGCAGAATTTCAGTAATGGACTCAGTGGATTTCTTAACAGAGGTATATGAGGATTACTGCACTAAGCATCACATCCCATTTGTCTCTGCTGACGAGCAAGACTTGTCAGAACTCAGTCAGGAACAGCGTGACTGGATCAATTTCTTTTCTTATCTTTGGGATTCTACAACATGAATGAAATCAGACTAGAACAATTAGCAGAGACAATCTATGAAGATATTGTATCTGCAAACTTCTTAGATTTATCAACTAATGAAGAACAACTGATTTATCAAATTGCTCAAAAGCGAGCATTAGAGAGTTTTTAAAAACTCTCTTTTTTTCTTTTTTTTACATTATTAACTATTAATTATTATGGTACAATCTGAATTCTTTGGAAGAACATTCTGGTTTGGTAAAGATAATCAACTGAAATCTGCACCTACTAATGTAGATAATAGTGTTGATTATGACTGCTTTGATTATGTCTGTGACTGGACAGATTGGGAGGGAGTTAGTTACTACGAACTCTTTGATATTGTCTCTGAGTTAGTATCACAAAAGGAGGCACAATTACATGCCTAAGTATAACTTAACCCCTAAACAGTTAGATGAACTAATTGAACAATTTGTAGAGATACAACTTGATAACATGGACACACAATCTTTGTATGAGTTAGCATCAGAATATGTAACACAATCATTTGATAGATTAACATTGAGTGAGATCAAAGAGAGGATAGAAAGTTTATATGATGCAGAATTATTTGATGAGTTAGTTGATAACGTAACTCAACAATATCCTAAGCAAGATGTAAACAATACAACTCATACTTACTCACTAAATGTTAACGAGTCCATCTCGTTCCCAGTTCATAAGAAATGAGGCAGCTGCTTTTTTTCCAGCTGCCCTGACCAATTCTCAAACTGTCCACTAATTTGCCATTGGTGGGCATTTTCGTGTAATATAAGAATATGAAAATCACAGACCAATTTCAAATCACATTCTCGTCTGCTCAGTACGATTTGCTGACAGACATTTTCAGTTCACTCGCTGATCTGGATTTGCCACCCGCCGAGGATCCTGAGTTTGACGACCTTTGGGAGAAGGTCATAAACGCAAATCACCAAATCAATTTTGAGGACGAAGCATGAGTGTAATTTCTGAATTCTATTCTGGACTCTTAGACAAGGGTTACACAGAACGTGAGATCCGAGAATCTTGCAAGCGTCACCAAGAACGAGTCGCCCCAGATTGGTTCAACGGATCATACGAGGATTATCTGGAATCCATGCACGATTTTCTAAACGGGATTTAATCCCGTTTTTTTATTGTAAGCGAGGCAGCTGCTTTTTTTATCCAGAGCTCATCCAGTTCACGAACTGTCCACTAAGACCCCACAAGGGGTTTTTTATTGCTATTATATAAGAGTGAAAGACAAATGGCATCCCTGAGGAGAAGGATCTTAAATGACCGTGTATTGAACATGGTGATCGTACTCCAGACATCTGCCATTTGCTTTCACCCATTCTTGGGGCAAACGCAAGGCAGGGGTGAGCAACAATCAGATGTCCTTCGGTACACGCTGTGGAAAACTGCTCTTTATGTTTGGAGACCTCTTGTACTCACAGTTTGAAACTGTCAACTCATTGAGTTGCTTGAGTTTTGAAGTTGTAAGACCCCAACTTATTCTTTAAAGGAGATCACATGCCAAACTGGTGTCACAACAGAGTTTCGTTCTATTCAGACAATGAGCAGGACATCAACAAACTCTATGAGATTTTTAATTCTGAGAACGTCTTTAACAAGATCGTACCGTCACCAGATTGGAAAAATACACCCAACGACAAAGGTGAACTCCCACGTGCAAGGGAGATGAAAAACCAAAACGGTGAGGTGTTCACAACTGTTCAAGAATTTCCAGATGGCACGAATGACGACAGATGGTATCATTGGAATAATGCCAACTGGGGAACAAAATGGGATGTTGACCCTGACTGTGACCATTTAGATGAAAACAGTTTTGAATGTGAGTTTGAGACTGCATGGTCACCAGCAGAGGGAATTTATTACGCATTGCGTGAGCAGTTCCCAGACGTTGAGATCTCGTGGTTTTATGATGAACCAGGAATGCAAGTCGCTGGTTACCTAAACAATTAATTCATTTTTTACTATGTCATTTTTCAATCACGTCCAACTGCACGAGTATGATATTACAGACCTTGGAATAAGGCAAGCGTGTTATGATGAACTCGTAGCAGATGGTAACAATTCAGACGAGAAGCAATTACGCATACTCGCCGCCGCTATGTGTGAAGAGTTTAAAGATTACATGCGTCCCTTATTCTCATAAGGGGCAGCTGCCGACCAATTCACAAAGTGTCCACATCATGCTTTTTTTCCTTGCCTTTCTGCTATACTACGTATGTACTCAAACGAATTTTATGCAACGACTTGAACTCACAATGGGTAGGGACATTCCAGACAACGGAACAGTCACCGATCACATGATGGACAATTTCATTAAGCGTGAGATCATGCCTCATTTTGAGTACGGCACTTTCATAGATGGCGAAGGTCTCTGGAAAGGCAAGCGAGAGCAAACCAAGATTTTTTATCTTGAGTGTGAAGACCGTGAGGTTGAAGACATGCTTCTCACTTTCAACTGTATCGCAGCAGCATACAGAAAACAATTCAGACAAGATTCTGTTCTTGTCTCTCAAGTTCAAACTAACGCCATTTTTATCTAAATGACTTCAATCCGTTATTGGTCACAAGACGACCAACGCCACGCAAGAACAATTTCATTTTCAACCGTGGCGAAAGCACTTCAGATGCTGGAATTCTATAAGGGTGCTGGTTTCAAATGTGAACTAGCACAATGAGATTTTTTCTTATTGCCCTTGTCATTGGGTGCGGTTGGGTTATCGGTGACACTGCTATTAAAAGCATGAATGACACCATGAACCAGCGTAACGCACAACTATGCCAAATAGACCCATCTCTATGCCAGTCTAAGTAGTGGCACACACTTACCCCATTAGGGGTATTTTTATGTGTATAATTAAAGCATGAACAAAACAAACGAACTCAAATCCTATTTCGGCGGACGTGTTCTTGCTAACGAATCAGCAATGAAAGATCCAGCAGTCCTCGCAGCATTTCAAGCAATGCAGCAACGAAACTGGGAAGAACTCAAAACTCCATGTGGCGGCACATGGAATATTTCAGACAGGCATTAAGCACATGAGCGTTTTGCATCACGAATCCATTCTAGAGGACTGCTATCTAGAAATCCTTGAAGAGTTCAGGACTGAACTCCTCAGCATGACCCAAGACCAAATTGACGAAATGGTCTATAAGCGATTTGAGGATCGCTGCCAGTAAGAACAGTCTAGCACACCCTGTCCGAAATGACAGGGTTTTTTTGTGGGTGCGGTGCGTGGGGCGATGCCGAGTGGGACTCCTAACGATATCCAAGTCTACAAAAGTATCACAACGACCTATAAATATTTGCAAAATGAAAAATTCTGTGCTAGAATTTAGAAAAAATTTTCCAGGAAAAAAATGACTGAAAAACCCGACTTAACAATAACGCCTCAGGAAAGTGATGAATATGATATTCCATATCCTCCCGAAGGAATGCCAGAGTATGATGAATCGGAAGCCGCCCATAAACATATGATGGGGAAAGATCCGCAATATGCCATAGCAACGCACGAGCATCAATTGAATAAGATTTCAAGTCTTATTGAGGAATTGTGTGCAAGAGTTATATCCATTGAAGCAAAACTCAATGAACTTGAGAATGAGCGTTTCGGGCATGATCCTAACAATCCTATTAATGATTACCCAGAAGTACAACAACATCAAAACAGATGAGAGATATACCAGTAGACGATAATTACTATGAAAAGATTCTCAATAACTTTGAACAGTTTTGTGATCAGTTTGAAGGAGCTGCAGCAAGACGATTTTCAGGGGTAGATAATGACAGTAGACAACCAATTGAACATGAAGCAGTTGAACACATCACTCCAACAGTTGTCCGAGAGGTTGACGTTGTTGGAGAAGAGGATGTTATTGCTAGAAAGACCACAGTTGATGTACCGTCCACCACAGTCAACGACATACGAGACGGTATCGGAGACACTTGACTATCTACATAAAGTAGTAGAGGAGTTGCAACATGGCAAATGAAATAGGTAACATGGTAGATTCATCTACAATGGATACAGCAAGTAGTAATCCTACTGCAATATATCCTTTACAGGCACACTATGGATCTAATCAAACTTACAATACCATTTACAGTGGTGGTGCTCCGATGAGTGGATTAGATCCTACGAGTGATCCTACCGATGTTACTGGTACACCTATCCAGCCTTTGGTTCCCCCTGTTCCACAACCATTACCTAGAACTGCTCCTATTGTTGGGATTGTCAACTCAGAGGCAAGGGGAGTTTATTTTGAAGGTACTCTCGTTCCAGTCATAGGTGATGGAGTTACTGGCATTGGTGCAGTACCCACTCCAAGACTATTGACAACCCCTGGGAAGTATGGTAGTATATTCATAGGTACACGTACATAATGGCATTATATAATAACTCAGATTACATAGCACCTCCAGCGAAGAAGACTAGGCAGGGCAAATCTAAGAATACGAAGCTCGCAGCAACTTCTCGCAATGCTGCTAAGAAGAGGTATAGAGGACAAGGACGCTGACGCTCCGAACGCCGAAGACTCCGAAAGATTATGACTTATCAGGCATTACCAAATATAGTAAAAATTAAAGATTCTCCTGTAGCAGGCCAAGGTCTTTTTGCAAAAGAAGATATACCTGCTATGTTGACTCTTGGTGTATCCCATATCTTAGTAGAAGAGGATTCTCCTGTGAAAGGGGGGTGTACCGATCTTGTGATTTATAGAACGCCTTTAGGAGGGTTTATAAATCATTCTGATGATCCCAATTGTGTTAAATGGGTAGAGGAAGGGATCTATTATGTAAAGACAATTAAACCTATTAAAGAGGGAGAAGAGTTATTTTTAAAGTATACATTTTATAAAGTAAGTTAAAAGTGTCTAAATAACTACTGACTTCGTATATTTGTCGGTAGATGGCATCCACGTTGTCCTTTAAGGACATTAATATCAATTTTAAGAAGCATCCTGTTACTGGTGACCTTGTTGTCAGTAAGGATGCTTCTGCTATTAAACAGGCAATTGTAAATTTACTATTAACAAATAAAGGAGAAAGACCATTTAATCCTAAGTATGGATCAAATATAAGAAGTTATTTGTTTGAACCATTAGACTTTGCAACAGCAGGACAAATAGAATTGAGTATTAGAAATACTCTATCTGAGTTTGAACCAAGAATTAATGTATTGGGAATAGACACATTTCCTAGTTATGATACCAATTCTTTTAGTGTTGATATGACATATGAAATAATAGGTTCAAATGATCCACCCACTGCTGTAGAGTTAGTCTTAAATAGGACGAGATAATGCCATATACCCAATTAAACAATTTAGACTTTACTAATATAAAGACAGCTCTCAGAGAGTATATGAGAGCACAGACTGATTTCACTGATTACGATTTTGAAGGATCTACATTAAGTAATCTTCTTGATGTATTGGCATATAATACGTACTACACAGCGTTCAATACCAATATGGTAGTGAATGAGATGTTCCTTGATTCTGCTACTCTCAGGGACAATGTGGTATCTCTGGCAAAGAATCTTGGGTATACACCCAAATCAATTACAGCACCTAAAGCAGTTGTTGATCTAGGCATTACATTTACTGGGTCTGTGCCTTCAGCAGTAACTTTAAGAGCTGGTAGTGGATTTGTGAGTAGTTTTGATGGTTCATTATATCGTTTTGTAATAACGGAAGATAGTAAAGTCGCAGTTTCTAATAGTGTTGCAACTTTCACAGATCTTGAGATATATGAAGGTTCTTATATCACTACAAATACTATTATTGATGCAAGTCTTAAGGATCAAAGGTTTATTGTTGAGAATTCTGGTGTTGATACCAATACATTAAGAGTAAGAGTATACCAAGCTGCTAATTCCAGTGTATATCATGACTATGCTCTTGCAACTAATATATTAGATATAGGATCTACAGATAAAGTATACTTCATTAATGAGACAGAAGATGAGAACTATGAGATCTTCTTTGGTGATGGTGTACTTGGTAAGAAATTGGATGATGCTAATGTAGTTCAGATCAGTTATGTCATTACTAATGGTGATACTACTAATGGAGCAAAGACCTTTACATTTAATGGTCTTATGGAAGATCAGAACAATGCTCCTATAACTGCACCATTTAATGTTACTACATTAACAACGACTTCTGTAGCATCAGGTGGAGCAGCAATTGAAACTATTGATAAGATTAAGTTTAATGCTCCTAAGTTCTATGGATCACAGAATAGAGCAGTTACTGCAAATGACTATAAAGCAATAGTTAGAAATTTATATCCAGCAGTTAGTGATGTTATTGTATTTGGTGGCGAAGAGCAAGAACCACCTGCATATGGTAAAGTATTCTTATCTGTGAAACCCACTGAGGCCGCTACGTTATCAGCGTTTACAAAAAGTGATTTAAAGGAAAAATTGAAGAAACATACTGTTGCTTCTATAAGACCTGAGTTTGTTGATCCGTCTATTTTATATGTTGAATTAACAAGTAACATATATTATGATACAAATAAAACTCAATTACTTCCTGCTGAGATGGCATCCAAGGCTTCAACATCAGTAACTGAGTATTTAAAATCTTCTGGTACAGAGAAGTTTAACGGCAAGTTTAGATATAGTAAGTTTATTAGTGTTATTGATAATGCAGATCGTGCTATCAATTCAAATGATACTGATATAACTATGAGAAAGGATTTTATTGCACAAATAAACACATCTTCATATTATGAGATATGTTATAAAAATCCTTTCTTAATTGATTGTAATAACCCTGTCGTATCATCTACTGGTATGACAGTCTTTGAATATCCAAATGTTACATCATATCTAGAGGATAGAGATGGTAAATTGGTACTATATAGACTAGACTCTCTCACTGGAGAAAAGATTCTATTGAATGATTCAGTAGGAACTATTGATTATACAAAAGGTGAGATAAAAATGGATAACTTTACCTTGTTAAAAGGAACTTTCTCTGACAATCGTATAGAATTAAGAGTAAAACCAGCAAATAAGGATATTGAAGTTAAGCGTGAGATGTATCTGGATGTAGATATATCAAAGAGTAAATTCACCGCTTATAAAGAAGAGTAGGGATGCTAAAGACTGCGAATAAGATCTCCTTCTTAGTTGATCAACAATTACCTGATTTTATCAATGAAGAGTATGAACTGTTTGGTAAGTTCATACAGAAGTATTATGAGCAGCTTGAACTTCAAGGTCAACCTTTAGATATTATTGAAAATCTACAGGCATATCGTGATATTGATTTCTATGAGAACAATATTTTAAATCAAAGTACCACTGTAGTTGGATTAGTTAATATTGGTGATACTACTATAACAGTAGCAGATGCTTCATCATTCCCCAAGAATGGTGGATATTTTAAAATAGATGATGAGATATGTTTTTATAAGAGTAGAACAGATACTCAATTTAAGGAAGTTAGTCGTGGTGTAAGCGGTAATACTGAATTAGGTGATCTTTATTCTTCAAGTACTTTTGTTACTACCCAAGCATCCAGTCATACCAATGGATCTAAGGTACAGAACATTAGTAACCTTTTCTTATATGCATTAATAAAAAGTTTTGAAAATGAATATCTAACAGATTTCCCAGAAGCATATTTAAATGATTCGGTAGATAAAAGAACACTCATTAAGAATATAGGTTCTTTTTACCAATCAAAGGGAACGGACAAGTCTGTTAAATTCTTATTCAAGTGTTTAGTTAAAGATGATCCAGAACCAGAGGTTGCGTATCCACGTGATTTTACTTTAAAGAGCTCAGAATCAACTTGGGTTAATAATTATTCACTTAAAGTTAAAGTTCTTTCTGGTACAGTAGAAGATCTTATTGGTAAAAAGATTACACAAACCAGTGGTACACATGCTTCTGCTGTTGTTGATAATGTACGTTATGATGGTAAGTATGATGGAGAGGATCTATATGAGATCATACTTAACGAAGCAAGTGTGAATGGAGAGTTTTCCACAGCTGCAAGAACAAAATTAACAGAGTCTATTACTACTACAGATGATGTAGGAGATAGAATTGACGTAGAGTCCACAATGGGGTGGGATAAGAAAGGAGAATTTAATATTGGTAGTGAAACTTTTACATTTGAAGATAAAAATGTAAATCAGTTTATTATTAAAACAAGAAATGGATCTTCTACACATTCTGTAGGTACTGCTGTAACATATGGAGCTAATGTTTCTGGTTCTAATGTTTCATTACTTGTATATGGAGTATTCTATGGTGTAGATAATAAAATAGAAGCACCATATTCAAATCCAGGTGATCTACTTGAGATATCAGAACCAGGATTTACAACAAGCGATATAAGACTCTTTGATGCCCAGAATAACCTTAGATGGACTCAGACAACGGGATCGGTACAAGTACCGTCTCTGACCGATTTAAACACCAATGTAGCAGCGATCTATGAGGATGGTGAAGGATATTACATAGCATCTTCTGGATGGCCTACACATGCTGTTCCAGCAAACCCACCTTCTGATGTATCAGATCAAAAGCATTTAAAAATTATTAGAAAGCATCCTATCTCAACTACTGAGATATATGAGACTAAGTATAGAGATGTTGGTATTGCTATTAATGGTATTCCATTTTTAGGATATAAGGATGAAGATGTTATTCTAGATGGTCCTATACAAAAGATTACTGTTGATACAAAAGGTAATGGATATAAAGATGATCCTTTTGTATTAATCGGTGGCCTTGTTAATCGTGCCATTGCAACACGTTCTGGTGAAACTATAGAATCAATTACTGTAACTAATGCTGGAGATTACACTGCTGTTCCTACAGTAGAGATTGTATCTGGTAGAAATGCTACTGGAACTGCTGTTGTTACTAATGGTGTAATTACTAGTATTACAATTAATGATGCTGGTGAGTATTATTCAACTCCTCCTGTTGTAGTTATTACAGATTCCGCAGGGAAGGGTAGATTTGCGGAATATACTACTACAGTTAATGCTTCTGGTGCTATCACTTCATTTGTTAAAGTTAATGGTGGTAATTATTATACGCAAGAAAATGTATCTGTTAAAGTTCTTGCGGTGGGATCGGGTGCTACTGCGACTGCTACGGTTAAAGAGTGGAGAAAGGACAAGTATTATAAGAACAAGAATTTACTAGATGCTGAGAATGGATATTGGTTTCAGAATTTTGATCCCTTTAAAGGACATGGATATGCTTATTACGCATCTCCCACTACATTAAGAGCTACTGATACTGGAGCATCCCATTCACCTATTCTAGGGTTTGCATATGATGGTAACCCCATATATGGTGCTTATGGTTATACAGACCCACTAGACAGTTCTAGTACTGTCACACAGATGACTTCTAGTTATCTTGGTAATACTACTAGACCTAATGGACCTTCTACAACAACATATCCTGTTGGTACTTTTATACAGGATTGGGTATTCACAGATGGAGCTGGTACTTTAGATCATAATAATGGTCGTTTTTGTATTACACCAGAATATCCTAATGGAACATATGCATATTTTATTACAGTTGATAGTAACGGAAATCCATTATTTCCCTATATCATAGGAGAAAATTATTATTCCCTTCCTTTAGATTCTAATTACAACTCTACTATATCTCAAGATGATTTACCAAGAACTGCTAGTAGGTTAAGAACTTCTGGTATTAGTAAAAATGGTGATCAAACCTTAGCTAAGGTTAAGGATGTAACTAGAGGAACGGTATCATCTGCTACCATTATTACTAGTGGATCTAATTTTTCTGTTGGTGGTGGATTAGTTATTGATAATGATGGTACTGATGGTTTAAATGCTGCTGGAGAAGTAGAATCTGTTAAAGGAAAAACAGTATCATCTATTGAATCACAGTCTAATAAAGTATTATATGTTGAGCTTAGCAATACTGCATATATTTTTGATGGAGATACTATAACACAATCTACTACAGGTGCTACAGGTACTATAGTTGGTAATGTGTTTTCTTCTAATAAATTTGCTTTACGTTCAGTAACAGGAACCTTTGATAGTACAAATGTACTATCATCAAATACTAATGTAATAAATTTAATATTAGATAAGAAATCTTCTTATAGTAAAAGTGCTGTTCTTTCCTTTAGTGATGGAGTTAATGCTCCTGTAGCTACAGGAGAAGTTCTTGAAACTACTATATTACAAAATAGTGTTAAGATTAAAGTATTAACTGGAAATTTCACAGTTTCTTCCACATTATTTTTAACAAGCTCAGATTTAAATAATACTACTGGATCAAAAATTGTTTCTTTTAGTTCTCTGAGTGGTGGATTGATACCATTTAAAGTTCAGGATAATGTTGCGTTATTAACAACATCATCTTCACATGGTGTTGCACTTGGGGAAAAAATTGATATTGATATTAATCCTAATGATGCAACATCTACAACGACTTGGTATGTGAGAAAAAGAATTTATCAGGAAGCAGTCCTTAAAAACCCAGTCATATCAACGAGTCTCAGCGACACTGGTGTGGGTAGAGTTGCCATCTTGAATGGTGGTGGTGATTACACTGCTGGTGAGTATCCTGACATTGCACTATCTGGTGGAGCAGGATCTGGTGCTAAAGCAAAGATAGTTGTTTCTTCTACTGGTGTTATTACTAGTGTTACGATAACTAATAAAGGAACTGGGTATAAACAGTTTGATGTTCTTAGTGTTTCTGGTACTGCGTTAAGTAAAGCAGGCTCATCTACTAAACCAGATCTTCAATTGAGTATAGATCATGTAGGGTTTGCTATTCAGAGTACAGTTTTAACAGTTGCTAATGCAGATAAGATTACTGTTAATGATCTTCTACAGATTGGTAACGAAATTGTTAAGGTAACTTCTAAATCTGGAACTAATTTAAGTGTTTCAAGAGCACAAAATTCAACTACAGCACTTGATCATTTTAATGGTGCTTCTGTTTCTGTATATAATTTTGGATATACACTTCCAGTCAATCATCCTACTGGTTCTGATGATGAAGATTCAAAAATTATTTCATATGATTCAACAACTCAGAAAGCAGTATTTGTATGGGATTATGATAGGGCAACATCAACTATTAATAAAATAGATCTCAATACTGTATTCTACGATAATAGCACTGATAAGAAGCTTGTAGAAATTGTATCATTTACTTCTCCTGATACTTATTTTGAATTTTCTTCTGATAATACTACATTTACAAGAAATCCAAATATTGATATTAAAGAGTATTACAAATATAAATTTGATATATCTCATTCTTCAATGAGTGGTGTTGGATTTGATATTTCTCCTAGTAGAAATTTTAATCTTGTCACTCCAGAAAGAACTATTTCATCTAATATTGTTGATATTAAATTGGGTTTTGGAACAAGAGTTTCAACAAATACATATTCAGTTAAAAATCCTATAACATACAACAAGTATTATTACTATGATAGGGATGGATTGGTTAATTCAGAAAAATCTTATCTTAATGTAATTGAAGATCCTTTACAAGGAGAGAAAACTGCTTTATATGTAACTTCTGATAAGATTTTATATTCAACAGATATTAAAGCTCCTCATGATGGTACAGGAACTATTACTTATATCTCCAAATCTTTATTTTCTGTAGGAGAAATAAACTCAATTAAGATAATCAATATAGGTAGGGATTATAAAAAGGTTCCTATTGTAACTGGTATCTATGATAAAGATGGAAAAATTGATAACACAATATCATGTTTTTTAAACAGTAATGATATTGGTATTCCTAAAAATATAAAAATTGAGAATAATGGTGGTTCTTATCATAATGATCAAACATTAAAATCTAGTGTTAGATCAAATTATATTCTTAAACTATCTAACTTTGTTAGTGATGCTTTTAATGTTGGTGAGACAATAGTACAAAGATCTGGTACTGTTGAAAAAGCACGTGCTAGAGTATCAAGTTGGAGAAAAGGATCTAATATACTTGTTGTTGATAGAGTTGTTGGTTCTTTTACTAGTAATGAACAAATTGTTGGATTAGCAAGAAACAATACAGCAACTATTACAGATATTAGTTATAGTGAATTCACTCCTATTATTAAAACTTATTTTGATAATATAGGTGATTACACTTCTGATTCTGGTAAATTGAATAATAGTAATCAAAAGATTACTGATTCCTTTTATTATCAAGATCATTCATATTTAATTAAGTGCAAAACTTCTATTGATACTTGGAGATCTTTAATAAAGGAAACTACACATCCAGCTGGATTTAAATTGTTTGGTGAAGTACTTGTAGAGTCATCTTCTCAAGTACCTATGAGTAATACTACATCAACTACTCATAATAGTTTTGTAGAACTTGGTCCTGCTACTATTACAGTACAGAGTACAAAGAAACAAGTTACTCAATATTTTGTCACAACAAAATCTTCTGTTATTGAGAAAGGTGTTGGATCAGTAGCAAAGGATACTGCTAACACTACTGAAATTAAATCTCAGATTATAAAACTTTCTGCTGCATTTGATGGAGCATTATCAAATAAAGGTAATTTGTCAGGAACAAAAACCTTTGGTATACTTGATCAAAATAATAATTCTGTTACTCCATATAATGCACAGGCATTGATGATTACTCTTGATGGTATATTCCAAGAACCTGGAGTTGCATACACTGTATCTGGTAGTAATATAACCTTTGCACAGCCTCCTCTTGGACCATCTACAAAGAATGGACAGGATATTCCTGGTGTTAAATTCTATGGAAAGAATTATCAGTTTAAGACTGACACTTTAAATTCAAGATATCTTAAGAAGATTAGAAATATCTATCAAAGGAATGGTAGATGGATTGATGCTGCAAATCAACTTGAACAAAATAGAGCATATATTCAAGGAGAAACTCTTGGTTATATTAGGAATAAGTTTCCTACACTAACATGGGGTACTCTTTCTATTAAGTGTGCTAGAGATATTGGTTTCATTGTAGATGCATTAGCACATGATTTGAGATTTGGTGGCAATCAAAGCACTGTTGAAGCAATTGAGAAGTACTTTAATAATGATATCCTTGATTATATCCAAGGAGAGCAAGAAGAAACACTAGAAGCATATGAGTATGCTGTTGAACTTGCTAAGAAGGCAATGAAGAATGCTTTGCCTACTGGAACTTATACAACTGTAGCACCTTATGCTAATATTAACATCTTATCAGATAGTTCTCCTAAGTGTGCGGATGTTGAATCTGCTCTGACTACTCTTGCTGGTGTTATAAGGTCAATATTTAGTGGTGGTAAAGGATCAGTACCTGTATCTTATCCTGATTATATTGACGGTAAGAATAAAATCTTTGAGTTATATTATGAAGATGGAACTGGTGTTGCAACAGATCCAAACGAAGATCTTATTATAGCAATATCTGGAGTTATACAACACGACTCTGCTTATAGTATTGATAGAACATCTGTACCAAATAAGGTTGTATTTACTAGTCCACCTCTTTGGGGTCAAGCAGCAAATACTAAGACATTAGGAGAACCATTAGCAGTAGATAAGTTTTTTGCTTATGGTATAGGAAGTTATCTTAGATGTGAGATTAGTAAAGATGATGTTGGTTCTAATGGTTCACCTGGTCCTTATCTGATTTTAAATAGTTCTGATAAGGAAGTGATAAACATCACAGATCCAAAGTTTGCTATGATTTTCATTGATGGTGTCTTACAAAGAGATAAAGAATCCTATAGTATTAATGGGCCTACGATTAAATTCTCTAAAAATATTTTTGCTAAGAATAATATTGAAATTTTATATCTTTATGGTAGAGATATTCAACAGAGCATTACTTTATATGATTATGAGAAGAGTGAATATTACAATGAGATAAAAATTAAATTTACTGGTAGTAGTGGAGATTTTGATGCTTTTGAATCATGGTGGGGTAAGTATTATGAAACTGATATGATTGCATATCAAAAGGATAGTGGAGTTAAGAAAATTATTGGTAGTCTTAAATCATATACTATTGATAATAGTGATGATCTAATTGTTCAAATTGCAGGATTTAATCCAGACACTGATAGTAGTCCAGTATTTTTCTCTGGTAGAGATGATTATAGTGATGAAATATCAGTTACACAATCTCAAACTACTACTGTCACTAAGAATTCTGATGATACTTACAAGATGCAGAGAAATGCAACTAGATGGTTGTATGGATCAGTTAAGGCAGATGAAGCTTTCTATGTAAGAAAGAATGGTCTTGCTAATTTGAATAAAGGAGACCTTATTAAGATTAGTGGAGAGGAAGAATATAGAACTATTAATAAGTTGCCACAATATCTGACACCAAAGACTTATATTCCAGGAGATGATCCTTCACAGAGTTTCTTTGGTTCTGTTGCTACTACAAACTATAATGGTGATGAGAGAGGAACAGGATTTAGTGTTAGTTGTACTATTTCTGGAGGTAAGGTAGATACTATCACATGGGATAAGACAGTTCCTATTTCTGGATATAATGATGCTCCTATATTACATTTTGTCCCTGTAGATCAAGCAGGTGGTGGTGCTAGAGCAGAAGTTATTGTTGTTGATGGTGTTGTTGTAGATATAGTATTGACTAATGGTGGTTCTGGATATACAAAAGCACCTAGAGTTGTTGTTGCTAGACAGTATGATATTATCAAAAGAAAAGATAGGAAGATTGATTCTTTTGTTCAACTCAATTTCCATAATCAATTTGCTAGTGTAGGTCAACCTGGTCCAGTTCAAGCTGAGAGTAGTTATAGTAAAACAACTAGTGGTTCTGGAGGTGGAGCTGCTCTTACAAGTGCTGTACAACTCCCTTCTACTCTTCCAGATGTTTTGGAGAAGTTTACAATTATTCTTCCATCAATAGCATTAGATCAAGCAGCGACATTTAATATTTCTGGAGAATTACTCTTAATACCTAAAGCATCTACTGCTATTGTTACACCAACAACATCAGATAGTATTTTCAAGGTACATCTAGAATTAGATAGAAGTATTGAGTCTCAACCAACTCATAAAATTGAAATAGGTAGAGAGTTTGGATATCAATTAGGATTCACAGATTATCGTTTCTGGGGTACTCCTCCTGCTGGTTTTGCTAACATAACTTTGAGACCATCCTTCCAGATGTGGGAGAATGCTAAATTTATGGATACAGGAAATGTGCTACATAATGGTGTATCAGTTTCCGCATTAACCATTGAGGAGTTTACACGTTGGGGATTTGACCTAGCAGACTTCGCTAACTGGGGTGGGTCGGGTATATCTGATGCTGGATATGCATTCAATGTTGGGTATCCAAGTATAAATTATTACATGGGTAGAATTAACCAAAACCTTGTTGCTGGAGACCTTATAGTCTATGCAGAACATACTACCGACTTCCCTGCTACGGGAACATTACAATTAGGAAAAGAACAGATCACTTACACTGGTAAACTGAGTGATCGTTTTACAGGATGTACAAGGGGTGCGAATGGCACAACTGCTCAAGCACATACCGCAGGTGACTACTTCAGAAGTGCGTAATAAATACGTATAAATAAACCAGATTCAGTCTTTATACAATCACGGCAATTAGACAATGGCAGCTATTATTTCAGAAAAGTTTAGGATCTTCAATGCGAAGCAGTTTAGAGAATCTCTAAGCGAAGCAGCAGGAACTAACATGTATTTCTTCGTTGGAAGACCTCAAGCATGGTATGGTTACCTTGAGATCTACAATGTTGTAGGAACATTCCAAGTTGGTGAAACAATCACAGGTGGTGGTTTAACCGCTACAATCAACGAGGTTCATACAAATAGTCTACTCGTTACCGCAACGACTACAACAGCAGCTCCAGCAGCAGGTAGCACCATTACAGGTGGTACTTCAACTGCTACTGCTAAATCAAAGACTTATAGATATGCCACTGAAGATGCTCCCCCTGCTCCTACTGATAACCAAGTAGAGAAAGGTGATGTATATGATGATCTCATTGCTGCTAAGAGAATTATTGAAGATAATACTAGGTTAGTTGCCCCTCGTTTCAATTGGAGTTTGACAACAAACCCTAAGTTTGATATGTATCGTCCTAATTACTCTGTCACACCTGGTGGTGGTGGAGCAATTGGTGTACAGACTGCATTAGGTAATTCCGCATTATCTGGATCTAAGTATTATGTAATGAACTCCAATTATGAGGTGTTCAAGTGTTTGTATAATGGTCAAACTCCTGCTAACCCATCTGGACAGAATGCTCAGAAAGAGCCTTCTACAACTCCACAAGCATCTGATGGCACATATGCAAGTGGTGTATTTACAGAGGCTGCTGGTACAGCAGGTTATGTTTGGAAGTATATGTACACCTTAAGTACTGCTGAAGTTATTGCTTTCTTGTCTAGTGATTTTATGCCTATTGGAGCATATACTGGTACTGCTGCTGTTGATGGTGCAATTCATATTGCTGTAATAACAGATGGTGGTTCTAATCTTCCTAATGGTACTTTATATGTACCTGTAGATGGAGATGGTTCTGGTGCTAAGGTTAAACTTACTACAAGTAGTGGTACTATTGATGCAGTAAGTATGGAAGCAGTTGGAACTGGGTATACCTATGGTAGTATTCGTTTGGTACAGGGTAATGTATTTACAGATGCTGCTCTTACCACTACTGCTACTGTTGGTGGAAATGCTTTAGGTACTGTTGAGGTTGTTTTATCACCTGAAGGTGGTCATGGTGCTGATCTTGCTAATGAGTTCTTTGCTAAGAGAGTTATGGCGAATATTCGTCTAACTTATGCAGAGGGTTCTGGAGACTTCCCAGTTGATAATGATTTCCGTAGAATTGGAATCATTCAAGATCCATATAACTACGGTACTACAACTGTTGCTACTGCAACTACACTTCGTGGAACACATGCAATAAAAGTTACTGGTAGTGGTGATTATACTGTTGATGAAGAAATAACTCAAACAGTAACATCACCTGTTGCTGGTACTGCTAAGGGAAGAGTTGTTTCATGGGATGCAACAAATGGTATTTTGAAATATTTCCAATCTCCTGATCTTCATACCGACAATGGTGTTGTACGTGCATTTAACCATGCTACTAATAATGTGACTGGTGCTACTTCAACTACTGCACGTCCGATTGATGGAAACCAAGATACAGCACTTGCTGACATCTCTTTCACAGACGGAAAAGCAACCCCTGAAATCGCAGCAAACTCTGGAGATATCGTATACATAGAGAACAGAAGACAGATTACAAGAGCTGCTGACCAAATTGAGGACATCAAGCTCGTAATTGAATTCTGATATCAATCCAAGCTAAAAGAAAAGTGAGATGCCTCAGAAGACGAACCTTAACGTAGCACCGTACTACGATGATTTTGCACAAGATAAGAACTTCTACAAGGTTCTCTTTCGCCCTGGATATTCAATCCAAGCGAGGGAGTTAACCCAGTTACAGTCTATTCTGCAAAATCAGATAGAGAGTTTTGGTAAATATGCTTTTAAGCAAGGTGAATTAGTCATACCTGGTGAGGTTGGTCTTAACACTAAACTTCCATTTGTTAAACTATCTTCAGTATCAGAGATACCAACAAATGTTGGTGGAAGTATAGTTTATAAGAAGTATGATATTACCCAATTAAAGGGACAACAATTAAAAGGTTTAACTTCTGGTGTTATTGCTAC